TTCAGAGCCGTTAGGGTCAAGCCGGAAATATTTCGCAACGGTCGTGTCAATCCTCACAATGAAGCTCCCATTGGCAAAAGCAGCTGGGAGAGTCAGTGTAACATCACTCGTCTGCCCGTAATTGGAAATGATTGTTCCGAGGCATTCCGATTCCACAAGAACGCCACTAGAAGTCTTGTTGACGACTTGCGGAGTTGTGTCTTGCGGAGTTGTGTCTTGTTGCCTAGGTATTCCTACATAATATTTTCTCATATTATACCCCCGATATTACGCTTCTTCCATATCAACATTTACAGAGCATTCAGCCGATGAAGATACACTAACATTCAGAGATATACTTTCAATATTAAATGGCAGTGATAACGGATAAGCATATCTCCCTGACGCAGTGACTTCAAAAGCATCAACCTCTAAAGAACTGCCTACCAATTTTGAAAGATTATAATAGTCATCATAATTCGCAAACTTAATGGCGATATTAAATTCAATGATTGACGCAGTGCCAATATCAACATCAAATAAAAACATTAACGCTCCAGCTTTGTATCCTCCATAAGTAATAGTGTATTCGCCAGAGTCTCCTGTAACCACACCGGAATTTGATGTAATTGTAACCATTTTATCTTTTCCTCCTAGTCTTGATTGATTCTATCTTCGGCTTGCTGTATAACTTTTAAAATCTCAACCAAACACAAGCCCCTCCCCAAGCCCTTAAGCAATTCTTCTCCTGTCAGATAAAGATTGCGGTGAAGTTGCTCATTAAGATTGTAGTTTAAAAACTCTATGAACTCACGAAAATCGCTGTCTCCACATAATCTTTGAATAGCTCTGTAAGCATCATCACTTACTTTCATTATCAACCCTCATTGAATTGTCTGGTATCCTGTCCAACAACGGGATTACCGGCATCATCTAAAGTTTGTGGTTTCGGTAAATTTTGTCCAGCCCCCTGAAAACTCGCCAACCGTGGTTCTATTTCATCAAGTTTAATTCCCATAGATTGAGCTATTTCATACAACAATTTCCGTCTATTTTCAAGACCTATCAGCTGAACATCTGTCGGATTTGCAGTGCTGGCAAGGTATTCAAGTTTACGTGTAGCAAGTTGTTCTTTAGCAACCAACAACTGCGTTCCCTGCGCACGAAGGTTATAATCACCAACTAATCCAAATACTTCTCGATTATCAATTAAATAATCATAATGTCTCTTGAGCGTTGGAACAATCAGATGTAGGTCAATATTTCGTATAACTGATTTAATTCCGCGAGATGCCATCTGTATTAATTGATGTAGTCCACTGCTTGTATTGCCTGCCCCTCCTATGGCTGTATCTCCATGTGCATAAGACGGAACGCCGGAATGTTCATCAGCAATCTTGGAAAAGACTGTATATACATTGATTAGCCGTTCAGTAACCATCGGAGGCTGGTAATATCTTACCGCAGGACTACCGGTTGCCATCTGTTCTTCTGTAACATACCACTTCTTTCCAGGATATACTTTTCTCGAAGTGCTTCTATCTAATCTGTCTATATTGATTTCTGTCATCACGAGAGCACCAAAACCAATATTAGATAAAATACTCCTTGCACACGCATTGCATACTTGCTGACAATCTTCAATTAGTTCGGGAATAGCAACGCCCCAGAATGAATCATTGATAGCTTGAAATTGCGCTTTTGAATATGGTTTGCGTCCAAGAGGGTCTTGATTTAAGATTGCGCAAACGATATGATTCCCTATTTTTCTAATACAACAGGAATAGTCGTTATCTTCATCTTCAACATCAACTCCCCATTTTTTCAACAACCCGCCATTGACATCACCCCAAAATTCCAGCATAAAAATATTTTCATCTGGATATTGAGAAAGAGATTCTGCCACACTATCAAGTCCAAGACCAATCTTTGCATCATCAGATAATTGTAGCCAGTCGTTCGTTAATTTCTTTTCACGAAATTCACGCAAGACATCTCTAATTTCTTTCTCATCATATCCATCAAGACCAATACAATCGTATAGGTGTTTTGGCTTTACTGGAATTACATCAAAAAGATAACCATCGTCTATATCTATAGAAAATGGCGATGGAAAGATTGCAAACGGTGAACGTCTTTCATACTGCGGAACAATTCTTTCCTCATATTCTTTAATTATTCTGCCAGATGCGTCCTGAACAGACCTTCTGACTTTCTCTTTACGGAATATAATTCCCTTGAGAATACCAGCCTTTAATGTAACAATGTCGTCAATGATTTCTTCTAAAGCAATATAGAAGCCGCCTTCATGCCAGTCATCGTCAATTTTCTCTTCGATTTCTCTGGCAAATCTCTTTGAGAGTTCGAGCACCTGTTGCTTAACTGAATCCTGTATTTCTTGGATATTAGACACAATAAGATTGTGCAATATATTTTCGTCAATCTGCTGTCCGCTTTGCATGGCTTCTTGAACAGCTATTGTGATAAATTCACGCATAACACCTTGCTGGATTTTCTGCACAATATCAATAGGAAGTTCTGGAATTGGCGTTGGCTCAACGCATATTATTCGCTCGCCAGTTAATAAAATATCCTTAATCCACGCAACAGCATTCCTGCATTTAGTATCAGTGATATTGAGGAAGATTTCAGGTTGTTCAGCTTCACGTATTTCACTCAACTTCTGTGGAGTATATTCACCACGGCGTTGCATTAACGACTTGACCATTGCAGCCTCAATAGGTTCTTTGAATTTCTTCGCATCATCCCACAGCTTATCTATATAACGGCAAAGCTCTGAAATAACAATTTCAGAATTTTGTATATCATCTTTTTCAGATTCTGCCGCTACTTCCGCTGCTATTACTTCTACTTGAGACTTGACTGTCACCAATGGATTCATTGTTTTTCTCCTGTGAAATCATTGTATAACATTATTCATAAGTTTGCAAGCCCATTCCCAGTATTGCTAATATACTAAATATTGCACCACTTGGCAACCCCTGTTCCGACATAGCCTCATATATATCTCTGAATATCAACGGAGCAGCAATACCCTCAGCAACAGTGACTGCTGTAGTCTTTTCCCCCATATACGTTGACCCGGTATATATATCAAGAACCGTGCTTGGAACGGGAGCAAGTTTAGACCTTAAAAAGTTTCCCGCAATTTGCCTATAATCCAAAGCTCCATAAGGCAAAGCCTCTCCTGCAATTGGGGCAATTTCCCCCTTTGATGTCATTCTTTTTCTACTTAACATTCTTGAAGAAAATACAATTACTGGCGACATACCAGCAGAAGGGTCAAGCCTAGTCTTACCCTTTCTAATTTTCATAAAATCAGCTGACAATGGATTTAATTCGGGCGGCTCGCCTATTGCGGACAAAACCGCATACATAATAGCAAAAGACAATAAAAATCTTGCATATATCTTACATGCTTCTCTCCTCACACGTGGAGAACTCTTACGTATAGGTCGGAGTGTCAATACCTGAAATCTACTTGCCAACAATCGTGCGGAGAATAGGATTGCATTCATTCCATTAATAATGGAGGGCTTATTCCCAATATTGGAACGACCAGTAAAAATATTAATCATTGAGGCTATTTCCTTCATTTCCTGAAAAGTAGCTGGAGTGCCGGTTCGGTCTAGCTTGTCAACTAAAAATTCAAACATAGTCGCACGGATATAATTCAATGGAGTTCTATAAGCTCTGGCTGAAGCTCCAACACCCCATATCTTTTCAGCATAACGAGACTGATATGCCTCCTCTGTTTTTTCTCTTGTTATTGGATTAGCTTCAGTCAAATCCAAGCCAACTTTAGAATACATGTGGTAATGCTTGAATTTTGACATAGCAAGATTAATTCCCAGCTCATTGCGCTCTGATTTCATGGCATGTATCGCAATCGGGAAAGACTTAACAAACAATTTTGGAAATGCAAGGATTAACAATCCAGCCTGCCTCAAGACATACGATATATCAAAAGATGTCTTTAAAGCCCTGAATATATTCTGCATTTCAATAGCAAAATCTGTAAGTTTTTGCAACTTATTCCTGCGCTTCATTCTTTCTATCATGGCAATGTAATGATATTCTCTGATAGCTTTATTCAACCGAAATTCAGCTTCAATAATCTTTTCATCATATGGGGTTCTCCTACGCAATGGAGTAGAGAAATCATTCGTTTCAATCCTCCGTTTATACATCTCAAACCGCTTTTCTATGCGCTTGAGCTGTGTTTTAATTAATTGTTCATCTGTTACTTCAGCCTTGGCATACTCTTTCTTCATATCTCTGTAAATAGAAAGTAATGCATCGCGCCTTGCCCTTAAACTATCAATCCTCTCATTGGACAATTGTGTCTTTGTTCCACGTGGCGAAAAATCTTTATTGTTAATCTTGTCTTCATAATATTTGATAGACTTCAATAACAACTTTTCTGCATTATCCAACGCTTTTTGCGCACGTTCTTCTGGAATACCGTGACACTCTTGAGCAATCTTGGAAAGCATATCTCTGTATGCCTTTAATTCCATACTTTCTTCGTCATACTCGATAGGCTCACGCTTCGGGATTCTCTCTCCAGTATTTATAAAATGCGTTAAGTCTATGATTTCATTTCTTAATCTTGTCTTAACAGACTCTAGTGCAATTTTCCATCTCTCTGTCTGGTCTTTAAGAGAGGCGGCATCAATACCCATTATTTTCATTTCATAACGAATTTGCTTAAGCAACCTATGTTCTTGTTCAGTTTGGGCGTCTCTTTGATAACCGGTCTTTAATGGAACTTTACCCTTGCGCACATCTTCTAATGCAGACATTAATCTATAAACCGACCTTATCTGTCTTGCCGCTATGTCAACTTCTTCTTGAGATGGATATGTAGTAACGCCATAATTAGACACAATATCCATTATCTCTCGTTTAGACATCCTGATATATAGCGACCCAAGGTCTTCGCTGATTGATTCTGCAATCTTAATTGGTTCTCTCATTCCCTGTTGAACTTTGTAATAAAATAGCTCTTGAATTAATCTATGCAGGTCATATTGACCAGTTTGCATTGCTTCAGATACTTTATGAACCAACTTTCTTGTGTGCGATGCAATATCATCTTTTTCGTCCATAGCTTCAAAGCCTGCTTCTTCAGCCGTCATGGAAGCCATATCTGCTACAATCTGTTTAGCCGAATCACCATATACCTTCAAAACTTCATTAGTAGCCTTGTCAATATTACCCCAAATGCTGACAAGTTTTTTCATGGTCTCTGGAGAGATTTCCTCTCCTGTCATTTTTGTTATTTCACTGACCATATCAGCCAGTGTTAAATCCTGATTGACAACCAGTCTTGCCATCTGCAAGTATCCACCGGCCTTCGAGAACGACTCTTCAATCAATAAAGTGTGTTTATTCAGCGTTTCGGTCAGTAAGTTCATTTTAGCGAGAATAGCATCTTCCATCGCAGGATTATTCATTCTACGTGCAGCAAGTAGCTCATTTCCAAGATGTTCCATTTCTTTTTTAATATATGTAAATCCAGCGAATAATTGAAATCCTTCATCAATTGTCGGCATACGATGTTCAGAGCGGATTTTGTTAATCAGTTCCTCTGGATTACTTGAGCGAGCATTCTCAAATGCTTCTTTTAACTTCTCTGTATTTGAGAAAGTTTTTCTTGCGTATGGTATCAATCCAAGTTCTTCAATAAGGTTATCGAGATATTCCCGCTTCATACTTGTATTTGAAGACAATCCCCTGAAATTGGAAAATGTCCTGCTCCTGTTCGCACTCCGTTCTTCGGCATCTCGTTGGATTGACTCTGGTGATTCACCGACAAAGAAGGCATCCCTCAATGATGTTTCACTATAATCATACGGATTACTTGCAATATTCTTCACATCAACCGCATCAAGAACAATAACAGTCTCATGCGCAGACGGATATTCTTTCTTAAATTCCTCATCGGACAGATTGAAATTAAACGAGGCTTCACGTGAGTAATATTTAATTAAGTCCTCTTGCGACAAATCATATCTGTTTAAAAACTTAATACTGTCATATCCCAATTCCTGTAATGTAACTCTAATAACATTGGGAATATTATCTGTTTTTCTCAATGCACTCATAAATCCAGAGCGCTTCCTTAACACCTTAATCAATGAGTCTGGCAAATTGTAGTTCTGTTTTGAGCCAGTATAAATATCTTTTATAGTAAGGGGATTCTTTGCCCTTGTCCAAACGGCACGCATTCTGGAAAGATTGCCTTTATTATATGGAACCATTCCATATCCGAATACCTGTTGGGGGGTATAGAGAGTAATACCCATATTCAACAAGTTATTATTAATATAACGATGATTTAACGAATAGTGAGTATCATTTCCGGTTATAAAGATAGACGGATAACCATCATTATCGAGAAATTTTCCATCTCCAAACCATTCTGTAAACTTCATATTAGCTTCTGCATCAAACATCATATTTGTTTCGATGGTCTTGATAGCTTCCCAGAGCGTTTCTTTAAAATTATCAAGCGTGGGATTGCGATGAACATCGTAATTAATATCATTGATTGACACCTTGTCATCGCTTATAGACCTTGAGAAGCGAACTTCAGACATTCTCGTATAGCCACGCAGTGATTCTTTAATGATGGTGCGTATTTCACTATCATTCAAATGTAGATTTTCATCGAACAGCGCACGATATATTCTCCTCACGATAGACACTATCTTGTCATACCATTTATGCTGCGTTTCGTGTGCCTGATTACACAACCATTCTTCTGTCAACTCCCGTTTGGTTTTTAAATCATTGCCATGCATGAATTTATAGCCAGATGACCGTAATTCGAGAATATAATTTTTATACTGTTTATAAATATCATCCATGACATTTTCGTATTCATATTTCAACATGGAGAATAATTTATTGCCATTAGTTCTCTCAAAGAACTTCAGAAGACCTCCATGCATTAATTCATGCATAAATACTTGTCTGACATCAAATGCCGTGGAAATATTCCCAGCGCATATAACCACCGTATTGTCGTAGAATGCGCCAGCCGTGACAAAATCATTTCCCTTATTGTCAAGAAATCCATTTTTACGCATTGATGAATACAATACTTGATTAATGGAAATGGGGTCTTTATTCTCTTCGAAAAATTCTTTCCAATTATTAATAATCCGTATATTGATTTTACCATCCAATTGCTTTAGTGGCTTATCAAGGATTCTTTTCACAGTATCAATAGACAATCCTTGACTTGGACGTGTGACTCTTTTAAATATAGGAATGCCAGCACTTCTGACCGATTCAATCATCTCTGGTGTAAATATGACGCATGGCACGTCTTCAGAAACAATCTGTATTCTGCCATCCATATTTAACTGGCTGTCATAATGAATCTTCTGAACAGACCCAAATCCATTAGACTTTAAGAACTTATTCAAATAATTGACAAGTTTCTCATCATAAAATGCCTTCATTCCCTCATATTTCGGTCGAATCATTCCTTGTTCTTTGCGTTGCATTTTATTCCACATATTTTCAGCAAACGCATTTAGTTTTGTTTTTCCAAAACTCTTTTTATATTTTTCAAGATACTGTAAAAATTCACCATATCCATTTACTCGTGTGAATTTACTTGGAGCATCGGGTATTGTAGCTTTATGTATATAGCTGACATCAAATACACCATCAGATACTTTTTTCCATTCAAACTTTTGGTTATTGCCCCACTTTAAATCTTCTATATTGGCGGTAGTCAGCGATATTCCATCATACCCCTTTTCAATAGCATACAACATTGCACGCCGTA